TCATGTTTGTTGTTGTGCATGGGGTAGCGTCTGCAAATGCCCATGATTTGCTGGTTCTTAAAGAACTCGCAAGTTTTACAATTCCGATCAGCCATTCAAAATGTCCTTTGTTTGGTTAGAAAGCCCTGCGGTCTGCACACCGTGGGGTTTTCGCTTTACTGGTACGACTTACGATCGTGTGTGTAGCAGCAGCCATTCATTTTACCGCCATCAAACTTAGCGTCTTTGCCAGTTTGGTTGGTCATGGCATCAGGAATGTTCTTTTTGACCATGCCTGTTTTTTTCATGTCAGGGGCAGGATTGCTTGGCATAGACACTTGTGCGCCGTAGCCTTTGGGTTCGTTTTTCATCATGTTTGCCATAGTTTCCTCACTTAAGGGTTAAGAGATAAAGGGTTGAATTGATCAAATCGGCAATCTCATCCACCAAATTCTGCAATTCAGTATCTTGGGGGATTTCTTGCCTTGCTTCCTCTACAAAACCCTTAAGTTGGGTCAGGTAGTCTGTAGGGCTTTCCTGCGGCTGATGTAGCTCATCAGGGAAACGCTCCATGCGGGTGTTGTAGCGGCCTTGGTAGCTTTCTGCCAAGCTGTCAGCTAGTTCAACAATCTTGGGATAGAACTTTCCTAGTGCTTTGTGCACAGGATATTCACGGGTCTGTAAGTGCTGGAAATGCGTAATTGTCCCTGCGTGAAACAGGGTGGCAATAAATTCCGCAACTTCGGCATTTTTCATTGTTGCACTATACCAAAAAAGCGGGGGGCGCAATACCCCCCTGAAATGTGGCAACTGCTAACCACTTGGCAATGGTACATCAGCAGGCCACAAACCACGCTTACAAAGTAAAAAAACAGTAGCTCTATGGGCGTTGTTCCACATGATTTGTCTATCTAGCTTGCTAAGATTCTTGCCTTGGTCAATTTCATAGTGGCAGTTTAGGCATAGCGCCGCCACTAGGTTGTCGTCAGCCTTTACGCCTCTGCCCTTTCCACCACCCCAATTGCTATGTGCTGCCTGCACCATATGCTCTGCACCGCAATGCTGGCAGGGTAGCTCAGTCACCAGCTTGAGCAACTTTCTGCTTCGGACGTATTGGTGCTTGGGAATCATTGGTGGGATTTGTCCTGCATACGGTTATTGGCTTGTTGGGTGCGCCAAATCTCTACGTCTAGCCGTGCTGCCTCAATTTCCCACCGCAGCGTTTCTTCCTGTTCTATTGCTGCTGCCAAGCCTTTAAGAAGCTGTTGATAGCTAGGGTCAGCATACGCTTCACGTTCCTGTGCGTTAGCCGCCTCATAGCCCATAGTTAGGGCTTCTTTCATCAGCAGGGCTTTCTTGGATTTACGGAATTCCTCAAGGTACACCCTCTGCGCTTTGGCTGCGCCGTAGGCGGGGGCTTTGTCTCTAATGTCTTGCGTCTTTTGCTCAATCATTTAATAACCCCCAATGCTCTTAAAGCTGCTTCAGGCCCGTCAACAACAGAAATGGGGCCTTGCCATGTCCCATGAAACTTAATTTGGTCTTCTGTAAGTTTTTGGCGTGATGGTGATTTGTTGCCATCTTTGACCTCCATCAAAAGGTTTACACCCTTGAACGAAACCAAAAGGTCAGGTACGCCCTTGCCAACGGCAGCCAGGGATTGAACCGTAGCTCCAGCGGCACGTAAAGCCGATACAACCTGGACATGGTTGGCATCAGTCCGTGCCGCCCTCATGCCTCAACCGATTCATTCTGCTCCGCAGGTCGGCTAATGCCGATTCCCCACGAAATTTGGCTATGTCTGATGATATTTTTTGCCACCAGGCTCGGGCATCGCCCATTTGCATCCTTTTGCTGTACCTGCTCATCCATTCCCGTGCCTCGCAATCTCTCATGTGTTCTATCTGCTCCTGCGTCACCTGTCATCTCCAATGCTTTCAATACGATTTGTGGGGGGTAATTTGTACCATCTTTCACTTTGTCTAGGATGGCATGGGCTTGGTAGAAGTTCATGCAACACCCCATTGTTCAGCCATAGCGTTTGCAATGCCTTGGTAAGTTGTGCTTCGTAGCTTCCAACGATTAGGGCTTGGCGGCATTTTGTGAATTCTGTCTGCACGACCTTCAACAATTTTTGTCGGCGCAAGCAAAGGCAAGCCTTTAAGCCATAGGCACGTTGCTTTTGTTTCGCCATGTCCAAATTGCCAAGGCTGGATAATTTGGTCAGGTTTGCGAATGCGGCTGCTAATGATGCTTATTGGATTTTCCAAAGCAATTTTGGCAATTGGCGCATCTAACAAACACGTAACAAACTCCAATGCTTCTTGCTGTACACCGCTGGCTTGCTTTGCTGCAAAGTGCCTAGCGCCTGAAACCGCCAAATGTGTGCATGGTGGGTGGGCAATCATCAAGTCCCATCCATCATTTATAACGTCTAAGACATCACCTTGGTGGTGTGGCCCTAGCGCGTCAGTTGGCAACAAGTCGCAACTCATGGCCTCATGGCCTTTAGCCAAAAAGGCGTCACGCACCCGCCCTGAATATTCGCAGGCAACCAAAACCCTCATACAACCCTCAAGGCTACACGCCATGACTTTTTCTGTAGCTGGCTTAAATGCTCACCACTTTCCTCACGGTCTTTAAGTTTGTAAGCCCATTTTTTGGGGTCAACTGGCGGCAAGTTGTGGATGCGCTGGATTGCCTCCCTTTTTTCTTGCTCAGTAAGGGGTCTAATCGGGTCTTGGTTGCGTTTAATTTTGACGATGGCGGCTGAGTACAGGCCTTGGGTAATTTTTGCCCATTCGTGCGGTTCTGACCATGCGTGTGCGCTGCACAATTTTCTGCCCTTATCCACCGACCACCGATTCGGGCATTCAAAAGCCGTGCATTGCAGGTCGTTGTGGTTGTCTTCGGTTTGGGATTCCTGTTTCTGTTTTGCTTGAACGTAGCTCATGTTTGCTCCTGGTGGTATGCGCCTTCAACAATTCGGGGGAATTTGCTTGCCGTGAAAAGAAACTCAAAATTGGCTTTCCAATCTTTCGATCTGCCTGTTAAAAACTTAGATTTGCCAACATGGACAAAAAACCAATCAAAAAACTCTAACCCTCTTTCCCTGTCCAGCTTGTCGGCAGAAACCACATCTCGCCATCTTGCCGCCACCAAACGCTTTCGGGAATCGCTGACCACGGTCACCCGTGGAAGCATTGGCAAGCGGCTGTTGTACAGGTCAACAATTTCAGCAATTGGCGCTGATGGCGTTTTCTCGCTAGTCGAGACAACAAGAGACGTAGTCTCTGTATTTATTGGTTCTTGGTTAATGGTTATTGGTTCTTGGTTATTGGTTGGTTGAACGTCCGTTGAACGGGCGTTAAACCTTCGTTCAGCGGACGCTTTACCAGCCTTGGACGCTTGTTCAATCTTAGAGTGAAAATGGGTTATTTCCTTGTCTGCTCTGCTGTTCACAAAGCCATCGGGTGTTGACAAAAAAAACTCATTCAACACGCTAAAAACTTCAGCCTCGTATTCCCTCATGCCAATTTGCCTAGCAATGTCGTGAACTTTTATGGGTTTTTCGTGAAGATAGTAGAAATCTAGAAGCCTTCTGTAGGCAATGTCTTCAATGACGGTCAAATGCCGTGTATGGGATGCATAGTCCCCTATGTTGAATTGATAGTAATGCAAAGTTTTTCCTACGCTGTCCCACACAAAAAGAAACGAACGGCAGGCGGGTGGGCTCGCTTTTCGGCGGGGTAGCTACCCCCCACCTAGCCGTGTTTCAAACTCAAATACTAAACCATTCAGGTTTCAGCACCATTAACTGATACAGCCTACCTTGCGGCAGGGCTTTCCATTGCCACACAGCACCTCTAGACACGCCTAATAGACGGGCTAAAGCTGATTGTGACCCCGCAAGGGTGATGGCTTGTTCTTTTGTCATGTGTGGATTTTACTACACATCAACAAAAAACAACAATTTAGGGTAAACACCTACACACAAAGTCTAGGATGCTATACAATCACAATCAATCCGCAGCATATCGTAGCGGTCTTTTAGGAGCTAGTAGGATGAAACAAAGTTACGTTGTCGAATGGAATCCAACCCACACCGCTGATGGTTGGTCACGCATGGAATTCACTTCCATTACCAAAGCCCTAGGCTTTATTTCCTTGATGGCAAAACGTGGTTGCCATTGCCAAATCTTCAAAGCATAAGGAGTACACCATGTTCGAAATTCAAGGCCCATATCCCAATCAAAAGAAACGCAAGGTTGACCGAATCATCACTTGGCTCACGTTGGTGGCACTTGCCATTGTTGCCCTCGATCTTTTCCTGTGGAGGCCGTAATGACTGCTAACCAAATCATTGCCAACATATCAGCTACGGCTGACCGTATGTATGCAGGCCAGCCTGCTGTTGACCGCCTAGCGTTTCAGGTCGGAATGCTGGAGTCCAAGATTCGTGAATACGTTTACCTTCTTGACAGCCTTCAACAGGAAGTTCAAGAAGTGATACAGATTTTGGAGGATTGATGAGAGTGATTACCTATCCCCTACTCTGCTGGTTAGCTGTAATCACCACAGGTTGCAGCACATTCCAGCCACCCAAGCCGCCCAATCAGGAACTGGTTGTGGATGCCCGTGTAGCCCCTATGGGTCGCAATGAAGTTATAGACGCCGTTAAGCAATGCGAGACATCAGGTTTACGTGCAATACCTCTTTACGCAAAACGGCAGATTGGTGGCTATTCCGTGGAAACGGTCATTGAAGTCACTTGTGGCCCTAAATACGTCTATTGATATGTCCCAACAACAATTTTACGAAACCAAACAACTGCAGGAACTTTATGAACAAGATAGCAACAGCGTTAGTCAAAGCCCAAAATCAATTTGGGCCAGCCCTCAAAAGCAATACCAATCCGCACTTCAGAAGCAAATATGCCGACCTTTCTGCTTGTGTGGAGGCAGTAATCGATGCCCTCAATGCAAATGGTATTTTTATGATGCAGCAAACCGCAGAGTCTTCTGACGGCGTGATTGTGGAAACGCTATTTCTGCATGAGTCAGGTGAAAGCCTGTCTAGCGGCAAGCTCCATGTCCCTGCTGCCAAACAAGACCCGCAGGGGTATGGCTCGGCTCTTACCTATGCCAGGCGCTACAGCCTGATGGCGGCTTGTGGGATAGCACCTGAAGACGATGACGGTAATGCCGCCAGCCGTAAGCAGGAGCCAAAGGTTAGCGCCCAGGCGATGGCAGACCACTTGGCAGCAATAGACGCTACCACCAACAAAGAAGAACTGCAGACTGCCTACGCAGCCGCTTATGAAGCCTGTAATGGCGATCAAACATGGCAATCACGGGTGATGGCAGCTAAAGCCGCACGTATTAAGAAAGCAAAGGAGCAATAAATGATAGAAATGATAGAACAACGCACAGACGAATGGTTTGCCGCACGTTTGGGCAAAGTCACGGCCTCTAGGGTCGCTGACGTAATAGCCAAGACCAAGACAGGCTATTCAACCAGCCGTGAAAACTACATGGCCCAACTGGTGGTGGAACGCATGACCCAAAAGCCCACAGAGTCTTATTCCAATGCGGCTATGCAATGGGGTACTGACCAAGAGCCGTTTGCTAGGGCGGCTTATGAGTTAGCCAAAGACGTAATGGTGGAAGAAGTAGGGTTTGTGCCTCACCCCAACATTCCGATGGCAGGGGCTAGTCCTGATGGCTTTGTAGGGGTCAATGGCTTGGTAGAAATCAAATGCCCTAATACGGCAACCATGATTGAAACCCTGCTGACCAAAAAATGCCCACAAAAGTATTTCACCCAAATCCAGTTCCAGCTTGCCTGTACGGACAGGGTGTTTTGCGATTACGTTGTTTTTGACCCTCGTATGCCTAAACACTTGCAACTCTTTGTCACACGCATAGAACGTGATGAAGACTACATTGCCCACATAGAAGATGAAATTCAGACTTTTCTTGAAGAAGTCGAATCCAAGGTTAATTTACTCAACTCACTAGTAATCCCAAATGTCTAAGCTCAAAAAAGAAATATCGTGCATCGTAGGGCAGTACACCAATGCCCAAGGCGCTTCTAAGAACCGTTACCAAAGAATCGGCAGCATCATTGAAACCAAGAATGGCGATATGCTGAAGCTGGACGTTATTCCGCTTAAAGATGGAGGGTGGGACGGTTGGGCTTACCTGAATGACCCTAAACCTAAAGACTTGGGGTTTGACGATGAGTTTTGATCATATTAGAGCTAGGTCTTCAGACCCTATCACGTCATTCATGGCGGCTGACGCTACCCCTAAATTTGCCAACAAGCACGTTAATACGATTATGGAGTGCTTGGCAAAGCACGGGCCGCTAGGCAAGGATGGCATTGCCAAACTTACAGGGCTTGATGGCGTTCAGATTTCTAGGCGGCTGCCTGAACTGCAAAAAGATGGGTTGGTTATGCTTACAGGCAAAACCGTCAAATCTAGTACAGGTAATCAGGAACGTGAATGGCGCTTGGCAATACCATGCTAGAAATCTTTTTGCTCTTATTGCTTGGCGGTGCGGTGCTGGTGCTGGCGGTATTGGTCGCCATCCACATCCTTAAAGACTAAGAAACATGGCGCGTTCATCTATGCGCCTGTTTTGAAGTCCTTTAAGAATCTTGCCACCCGCCATGCAATATTTGAGTAGCTCATCTGCTGAGCCTGCCATATCGCCACGCAGGGCTTTTTGACGTAGCGTAGATCGTTGGAGTGTGCCTAGCCCTACATTGAACGAAAACGACACCAAGGCATCAAACTGACCTTGTGTTAAAGGTACAGGCACAAACTTTTCTACGCCACGCTCAAACCGCTGTAAGTCTGCGGCAAGGATGGAATCCACTTCTTCAATAGAAAACTTGCGGTTGTCTTCAGGGCGTAGGAGATAAGCATCACGATCTTCTATCTTTAGCTTGCCCTGCTCGGGATACAGCACATGGCCCACACCGATAGTCCACAACTTTGCAGGGCAGCGGTATGGTGTAAACCTTAAGCCCTCATGGTGCTTAATGACCTTCAGGGCTTTGGCGCTGACGTTCATTTGCCAAACGCTCTGCCACCAAAGTGAAACGCTATGATGGACGCAAACAGGGTTTGGGTTTCGTTATCCCAAAGCTGCTCTGCCAACTTTTCAAAAGATACGTTTGAACTGATACCATGCCATGCTAGGGTCAGGTCGATTGCGACAAGGAGAAAAAAGAAGCCGTAGGTAATCACGGGCCTTACTGACGCTCTTAAATTGTGCATCCATTGGCTAGTCCCTTCATTCAGGCTGGTGTCATGGGCGTAGATAGCTTGCATTTCCGCTTGTTGTGCGCCGATTAGAGCCGTTTTTTCTGACGATTTTGTTTCAATCTCAAGCTGCTCAGTCTTGATGTGTTCAATGCGTTCCTGTGCTTCAAAACCAGCTTTCCGCATTTCTAGCTCACGCTGAATCTGCATTTGGGCCAAGGCAAGTTCATGCTTTTTGTCAGCACGGTCTTGAAATGCCTCTAGCAGCTTGGGCAAGCCGCCCATCAGAAATGAAACAATGGTGGACAGTAAAGTAATCATTTAGGTTTCTCGCAAGTGTGTTTGGCACGTTCTTCAAGTATTGCAATGGACTGCCTGTTGTAATGGATTTGGTCACGGTTAAGTTGAATTTCTTTTTCCAAATCTTGGCGTAGTTTTTCACGGGCAAGTTCGGCCCCG